ATGGGATTGAGCGAAATAAAAAAAGGAAAGAAAATGGCAAGAAAATCGTTTATTACAGCTTTGCCGAAAGAAATAGTGGAAGCGTTGCACGAGCGAATCAGAGCGGCGGAATATGGTGACCATATGGCAATGGTGGAGTGGGTAAAGCAGCAAGGCTATCATGCTTCTAAATCGGCAATGTGCCGCTATACGCTGGAATTAAAGGCAAGAGATGGGTATGAAGGCGGAGCGGGGTCATTTAAGTTACACACCCAAATGCACAGCAAAGACAGCAACCTTGAAATGCTTTATAAAGAACTGGGCGAACTCGAATATCGCCGGCAAGAAATTTTAAACAGAATTCGGGATTTAATGGGAAAATAACCAAACACAGGGGCAACACGCCCCTTTTTTTTATTCTTAGGGAAAGAAAACTAAGAAAAAATCAGATCTTTGGTTGATTTAGTCAAAATGAACCAGAAAAACTAAGAATTTAAACAAAAAAGAAAACGCCCGTTTAAATGGCGTTTAAATCTTTAAATCAGGCTATGTCCAATATGCACCACACGCCCAATCACTTCTAAATCTAAAGCATCATCAAAAGTTAAATCAACGGGGTCATAGAATGTCTTGTTATCACTAATTAGGCGAATGCCATTTCTAATGCCTTGTACACGCTTTACTAACGTTTGTTCGCCGTGTCGTAAAATATAAATTCTCCCGTCTTTTGGTTGCTTCTCGCTTAAATCAACTAATAACGCATCTCCATCACTAATGGTTGGATACATTGAATCGCCTTCTGCTTGGAAGAAAGTGAGGTGATTGATACGAAACCCCCGCTGAGTAAGCCATCTTTTGCTTAAGCCAATATAATCATCAGGCTCATATACTGCTACATTAAACGAACCATAGCCTGCCGAGGCGTAAACCTCATAATAAGGAATCATCTCTAATTCATCAGCATCAGTAGCGGCGGGTAACGTTGTTGTGGCTTGTTCTTGCTTTCTGACAAAGCCTAGTGCCTTTTGTACCGCTTCTGGAAATGAGCTCACGTGGTATTCATAGCCTCCGCCCTTTACACCAATAGCATCTCTTTTTTGCCAGCCTTCATTAAGTGCTTTTCTCGTAATATTGGTTGCCTGTTTTGGTAAATCAGGAAATGCCTTTTTTTCAAGCTCTTTTGCAGAGTACCAATCTTTTTCTAATGATTTCATAAAACACCCTTCTTAATCATTTGATGATTTAGAAAATAAAATGATTAACTTATTACAAATCAATAACTTAACTCTAAAACTAAAAGATTTTGTAAAAATTTATTAAATCATCTATTGATTTAGAAAAGAATAAGTATTATATTTGCGTCCATAGTTAAGCGAGTACACCAAAGTGTAGCAAAGCAATCAATAAGAGAGGATCGCACAAAATGAATAAAAAGAAAAGAGTTCAAGATATGCACCGAGCAGATATTCGTGCTGAATTGATGAAGAAAGGAATAACTTTCTCTCAATTAGGAATTGAAAACGGCTTGTCAAGAACTACCGTTAGAAATGCCTTAGATAAACCTTACCGAAATGGGGAAGAAATCATCGCCAAAGCCTTAGGGAAAACACCTGCTGAAATCTGGCCTAGTCGATACCCTGAAATGGAATAGAAGAGGAAACCATAATGAAAGAATGGTTTAGTGCTAAAGAGTTGGCTGGTGTTGGAGGTTTATCGAAATATCCAACTAATGTAACCAGACATGCTAAAAAAGAAAAATGGGAAACTCGCCCAATGCAAGGTGTTAAAGGTGGTGGTTTTGAATACAACATAAAATCCCTCCCCATTGAAACCCAACAGGCTTTACTCATCAAAACCACCCCAGAGCAAACGGCGGTAGCTTTGCAAAAAATAGAAGAAACTCGACCGCTTGCAAGCAATGAAATCTGGCAATTATGGGACGAAGCAAGTGCAAAAGCCCAAGAGCAAGCCAAAATCAAACTTGGCACGATGTTTGCAGTAGCAAATTTAGTGGAAAGCGGTGTGAACGTGTTAGATGCCTTCCAGCTCGTCTGTGGCAAAGAAAATGCCGAACGGCAGAAAAATAACGAGAAACTTCTCTCGGTTGGTTCTTTAAAAAATTGGTGGTATCGGATCAAAGATGCCTCACGGCAAGATTGGCTGCCCTTAATGCTCAATAATAGCGGCAAGAGTAGCAAAAATGTGGCGGAAATAGATGAAGCTGCTTGGCAGTTCTTCAAAAATTTCTACTACAGTCGTGAAAAACCCTCACTGGCTCACAGCTATGAGGTATTAAAACAAGCCGCACAATACAACGGTTGGCGCATTCCCTCTCGCTCTTCGCTAAAACGCAAAATGGAACGAGATGTACCAAAAACCGAAGAAGTGTTCCGTCGTGAAGGTCAATACGCATTGAGCCGGCTTTATCCCTCACAGGTTCGCACCGTGGCAATGTTACAAGCGATGGAATGGATCAATGGCGACGGTTATCAACACAACGTTTGGGTGCGATTCCCTGATGGCGAAATTAAACGCCCGAAAACATGGCTTTGGCAAGATGTTCGCACCCGTAAAGTGCTGGCTGCTAGAACCGATAAATCGGAAAACACCGACACCATACGCCTCAGCCTGCTTGATGTGATTAGTCGCTACGGTTTGCCGAAACACTTAACTATCGACAACACCCGAGCGGCAGCCAACAAGAAAATGACGGGCGGGGTAAAAAACCGCTACCGCTATCAAGTAAACGAAAACGAAGTGCAAGGCATTATTCCTGCACTTGGCATTGAACTGCACTGGACGTCGATTCAATTCGGCAAAGGGCGCGGTCAAGCCAAACCGATTGAGCGTGCTTTCTCACACGGGGGCCTAGGGGATTATGTCGATAAGCACCTGTTATTACGCGGGGCTTATGCAGGGGCGAATGCCTACGAAAAGCCCGATTATGACGGCAAAAACGGCGCAGAACAGCCTGTTGATTACGCCACATTCTTAATGGCGTTAGAGCAAGGCATTCAGCAATGGAACAACGTGAGCAACCGCCTCACCGAAATTTGTGCAGGCAAAAGCAGTTATGCCGAAGCCTTTGAGCGAGATTGGGCTGTTGCCGAAAAACGCCCCATCAACCAAAGTCAAATGCGGTTATTGCTCACACTTCACGAGGAAGTTCGCCTTAACCAAGACGGCACGTTCTACCTCAACGCAGGCAAAATCGGCACTAATAAAAACCGTTACGAGTCGCTGGCGCTTATCGGCACACCACATAAACGCGTGGTAGTGCGCTACGACCCAGCCAATCTGCACGACAAAGTGTGGGTTTATGCCTTAACGGGCGAATACTTGGCAGAAGCGGAAATTACCGAAAAAGCAGGCTTTGGCGACCAAATGGCAGGACGAGAACACAACAAAGCAATGCGTAACTGGGTGAAACATACCGAAAAAGCGGCGAAAGAACGCGCCAAAGCGGAAGAAATGGAACTCAGCAATTACGCACCAACGGTGGAATTTGAAGAGCGGTTCTTGGAAATGTTGCAAGAGCCAGTAAAAGCCCCTCAAACGCAAGCAGAAGAGGTGGAATATGAAGAAGTGCTAGATTTCAACACCATCCGCAAAGTACCGAAAGCAGTGGAAGTGGAAGCCGAAGAAATCAGCGAATTTGAACAAGCCTTTATGAACGCCGTGGCGATGAAACGCAAGATTTAAACGCCATTTAAACGAATTTAAACATTTAAACGCTAATTTAAACGAGGTTTAAAAATGAACTTAGTCAATCAAATCAAACAACACTTAACAGACAGCCAAATCACTCAAGCCCAGCTTGCCCGCGAAGCAGGCGTAAATGCAGGTGCGTTGTCGGCATACCTTAACGACAACTATAAGGGAAACATTGCAGATGTAGAAGCAAAACTGACCGCTTACCTTGAGAAAAAAGCAGTGCAAGCCCGCGAGTTTGTAGAGGCACCAGCCTTTATTGAAACAGCGACATCTCGTCAAATTTTCAAAACGCTGGAATTTGCTCAAATCGCCAACTGCTTGGCGACCGTTTACGGCATGAGTGGCGTAGGTAAAACCAAAGCGATCCAAGAATTCGCCAAAAGCCACGCTAACGTGTGGCTAGTAACTGCAAGCCCGAGCCGTTCGTCATTAAGCGAAATCCTTTACGAAATCGCCCTTGAGCTTGGCATTGCAGATGCACCACGCCGCAAAGGCACGCTATCACGCCTGATTGCACGCAAAATCAAAGGCACAGAGGGCTTGCTGATTATCGACGAAGCCGACCATTTGCCTTATGACGCGTTGGAAGAGCTACGCATTATGCAAGAAGAAGCTGGTATAGGCTTAGTGCTGGTAGGGAACGACAAGGTATATACCCGAATGAAAGGCGGTATTAGCCCAAGTCACGAATATGCAAGATTGTGGAGCCGTGTGGCAAAAAACACCAGCATTCAGAAAACCAAAAAAGCCGACACCCAAGCTGTCGCCCAAGCGTGGGGGTTAGAAACCGACGAAGAAGCCTTAAAAGTGATGCAAAGCATTACCGAAACAGGCGGTGGCTTACGCATTTTAACCCAAACTTTGCGATTGGCAGGAATGGTGGCAAAAGGTTCAGGCAAGCTGATTGATGCCGACTTAATCATCAAAGCACGCCAAGAATTATTAGGTAAAAACGAATAAGGAAGAACGGTATGAAGAAAGTATATAACGAAATGGCTGGCGAAATGATGCTACCTCGCAACGGATACATTCACAACCAACTGGCACGCCTTGAAATTGCTACTCTCGGCTGTGAAGCCTTGGGGCTAGAGGTGGAAAAAGTCGAATGGTTCGAAAACAGCCGTCCTCGTTTAGTCGTGCGAGACAACAGCACCACACGCCATTTAGTGAAAACAGGTAAAGCCTTGAACTACGGTTCAGAAGTGAAAAACGGCATTCGCATTTACCTCCATCAAATGATGGTGGAGGGCGTGAAAATTATCTGGAAATCAGATGTAACGAAACATTAACCACAACAGGAGAAACTATGGCAACGAAAGTAAAAAGCCAAGCGAAATTACGCTTTGTAAGCGTAGAACAGGTGCAAAGCGCGATTAAAGAGATTGGCGATTTAAGCCGTGAACACACAAGACTTGCGACCGAGATGAACGACAAGATTGGGGCAACCAGCGAACACTATGCCCCGAAATTGAAAGCCTTAAAAGAAGAGATTGAGCCATTGCAAAAGGCGGTGCAGGAATACTGTGAGGCAAACCGTGATGAGCTGACCGAATTTGGCAAAACCAAAACGGCGAATTTTGTGACAGGCGAAGTGCAATGGCGACAACGTCCACCTTCAGTCGCCATTCGCGGGGCGGAAGCGGTGATGGAATTCTTGCAACGTATGGGCTTTGACCGCTTTATTCGCACCAAGCAAGAAATCAACAAAGAAGCGTTGCTCAATGAGCCAGAAGTGGCGAAAGGGATTGCAGGGGTGACGATTAAAACAGGCTTGGAAGATTTTGTGATTAAGCCGTTTGAGCAGGTGGCGTGATAAAAAATTAAAGCCTATTTAAACACTCTTTAAATCTCCCCTAACCCCTCTTTGCAAAAGAGGGGGATTAGTTAGATGAAGTGGGCTGAGTAATGTGTTTTCAATTAACAAGGAGGAAAAATGCAGACAAAAATCATTCAATGGTTGGCAGATGATGAAGATGTCGGATTAAGTAGTAAATGTATGGCGTTTGTGATTGGTTTTGATGTGATACCAAGACGTAAAAGTTATCCGCTTGATCCGAGCGATTTATCTCGTTGCGTGAAGTTATTAGAACGAGTACCGAAAATGCGAGATTATCTTTATAAGATGAAAGAGATTTCCCCAATTTGGGCAAAACTGGTGGAACATTGGGATGAGTTAGAGCGTTTACTCAACGAAGAAAAAGATTCTGGCAGATGCCCTAAAACATATCAATTAATGAAAAAACTGACTGAGGACGATCAGAATGTTGTATTTCGTCACGGTGGGTTTTCAATTCGAATGGGGGAATAAATGAGCGAAAAAACATATTCTGCGACGCTAGATTTTAAGGTTACGGTTGAACCCGATGATTTAACATTCAACATCAACACTCAATATCATAATAAACCTAATTATTATGTAAAAGATGCTATGAATTGTTTGATGTTTAAACTCTCTGAAATTGTACAGGCTGGTTGGATGGGTTTTGAACGAATGGATCCTAATGTTGAAAAAGGCTTTTCATGCAAAATCCACTTTGATTTTTGTCATTCTGCTGATGATGAATGGGGTGTCAGTGCAAAAGTAGATAATCCGGATGAAATTGGTCGCACGTTGATTGGTATTATAAAGTTGATTTTAACACTAGATCCGGTTATTGATGAGGTTCTTCAACGAGCCAAGTGAAAAGCCTATTTACAGCCCATTAAATCTCCCCTAACCCCTCTTTGCAAAAGAGGGGGACGGATTGAGTGGCTTTCAAAATATGTTTTAACCCACAGGAGAAAACCGATGAAAACCAAACGACCACAAGTTGAAAGTGTGGAAAACTTCAACCGATACCGCTTTTATGCAGAACGAGCGGCAAAAGCCGAACAAACAGGCGATTATAAAGATGCCATTGTGCATTGGCAGTTAGCCAGCCTTTCTGCAAATGAAACCAACAAAGTATGGGCAGAAAACCGCAAAGACTTCTGCGAACGAATGAAAAGAAAACCATTTTAAGGAGGAATAATGATGACTGAAACACGCAAAACCGAGCTAGAAAGCCAGCTTAATCAAATGATTGTGATGCTCAAAGAAGCTCAAAAATCCTTGTTTAAAGGGCAATATACCTACGCAGCTATTTTTGTAGGTAATGTGTCGGATCAGTTGCCAACAATGCGAATGATGTTGGCGAGGGGGTGAAAGATGAATGAAATCCAATTTAGAGATATAAAAGATAGCGAATTTCTTTCTATACAAGGGTTATAACAAGGAGGCAACGATGTAACCGCAAAATAACCTCTGCCCACACCATTCCGTCTAGGTTGATATAACTCGGTGTGGGCAAGTTTAAAGGGTGTTTAAATTTTAAAGTAAATCGTTTAAAGCCTGTTTAAATCAGATTTAAGCATGTTTTAAAGGATTGACTAAGAGGACACACAATGAGCGAAAAAGCCAAACTAATCCAGCTGATCCATATTGGCAAGCAACAGCTTGCGATGGACGATTTCAGCTATCGTGAAATGGTCAAGCGGCTGACCAATAAAACCAGCTCCACCAAATGCACCGTGGTGGAACTACTCAAAATTCTGCACGAAATGCAGCAAAAAGGGGCGAAGGTTAAACACTTTGCAAAACGTGGGGCAAAACAGACCGCTTACAGTCCTGCTACAGGCGAAGTTAAGGTAAAAAGTGAAATTGCTCATAAAATCCGAGCTGTCTGGATTCAGATGGGTAAGCACGGATTTTTAACTGACTCAAGCGAAAAAGCCTTAAACAGCTATATGCGAAAAGTGATGAACAGAGGTAAAAGCGTACTTACCCTCAATGTAGGGGCGTTAAACGGCAACGAAGCAAGCCGATTTTTGGAAATTCTCAAACAATGGCATAAGCGGGTAATGTTAAAACGCCTTGCCGAAAAATACGGGTACATTGCAAGTGCTGAAACAGGCTACGATGAACTTTGTTTAGTATTTAAAAATTATCAGGGGGTGGTATGAAGCTATGTCGTTGCCCCATTTGCCACAGTGATATTCACTTGGAAGGCTTAATCGAAGACGATGCAGGGCGTGAACTGCTCGGCAAAATTAGCCAACTTACCCACGGTTGTGCCCAGCCGATGGTTGGTTACTTAGGCTTATTTAAGCCAGCTAAAAGCAACCTCAACAACGCCCGTGCGTTGAAGATTTTAAGCGATGTGTTGGAACTTTACCCTTGTTCGTTATTGTTGGCACAAGCGTTATCCGAAACGGTGGCAAGCCTGCGTAAAAAACGCCAACAAGCCTTGCAAGCGGGGCAAAAAATCGAACCGCTTACTAATCATAACTACCTTAAATCGGTGTATGAAACGCAGAAACCGCACTTTGCCGTCATCCGCACTGATAAAAATCAGTCGGAAACGGTCAAAGCCCAACAAGCGGAAGACAAAAAAGTGCAAGATGCGATTTTATACATTGAACGTTTTGTGCAATTAGGGCAAGAAGAGTTTGTGAAAAACAGCCCCGAATATCAAATCTGGCTGCAACACAAACAGCAAAAACAAGCCCTTTAACTCTCCCTCAAGGCGGTCATTACCGCCTTTTTTCTTGTCTGTTATTTACGATTTTTAACTTTTTGCAATTCGCAAAACCCTTGCTATATAAGGCTTAAAGCCACTTTTTACCTTGAGTTAAGAAAAATTGTGCTAGTGGGAAATTTTAGGTTTTGTACAATATCGCAATGGAATAATGATCAGTTATAGGTGAAAAATGGAACCGCTTGCTCAAGTTGAAACTTTCGAACAAAAAGCCCCTGAAGTGTTAGCCGATTTAGCCAAACATATTGAGTTTGAGCTTATCGAAAAACACGCCTTTGCCACAGACAACGCCAAACAAATTGGGGTCGAAATTGCCCAACGCATCGCCCATAACTGGGGCGGTGAGGTCATCTATATTCCACGCAATCTTGTGTTACTCCTGAATGAACGAGATATGAAGATTTTTAATGAGTTCAACGGACACAACCACCGTGCACTTGCCCGAAAATATAACGTTTCTATGCAATGGATTTACGCCATCGTCAAACGCATCACTAAAGAAGAAATAGCCAAACGGCAGGGAGATTTGTTTGGGGAAAAATAACCGCTAAAAGTGAGAAAACGTCCGAAAGGGCGTTTTTTTGTGGGAAAATCAAACAAATTAAGAGTATGATAAGAATAGTTATTTTATCAATCTAAGGAAAATGTAATGAAAAAAGCATTAGTTTTATTAAGTGGCTTGTTATTAGCTGCTTGTGGCGATAAAGCCATCACCTCTGAAGACTTAGTTTCAACAATGAAAGCCAGTGGCGTTGAAATTAACGATGTAAAAGATTTAAAAAATGATAAATTTATGGTGCAGGGATTCAAGGAACGCTTTGCGTTCTCGATTCCTGAAATAGCACCTAAAGGCGGGCAAGCCTTTATTTGTGAGAAAAAAGAACAATGCACACCTATTTTTGCCTATTTCGATGCATTGAAAAATCTTGCCGGTCCTTATTTATATCAATCACCGAATGGCAGGGTTGTATTACAACTGAATGCCGGTTTAACCGAAGAAACTGCGAAGAAATTAGAACAAGTAATTTCTAAATACTAACTTCTTTAAATCACTTTAAAATCAATAAAACGCCATCCGTTTTAAACTCCTTTTAAGTCATCTTAGAAGGAGTTTTTTCATGTCTTTATCCCTACCCATCACCAAAATCGTAATCCACTGCTCAGCCACTCAAAACGGCAAGCAGTTACGCACCACCACTCAAACTGCCGCACAACGTATCGACGACTGGCACAAACAGCGTGGCTTTCAGCGTTTAGCAGGCAATTACAAGCAATTCAATCCGCACTTACAACATATTGGCTACCACTTTGTGATTGACACCGACGGCACCGTTGAAACTGGTCGCAAAGAGGGTGAAACAGGTGCTCACGTTAAAGGGCATAACCTTAACAGCCTTGGCATCTGTTTGGTCGGAGGTATCCGCAAAGATGGCAAAAACCATGGTGAATACACCGAAAAACAATGGCAGGCACTACATAAATTATTGCGTCAGCTTGAAGAGAAATATCCCAGCGCTCGCATTTGTGGACATCGTGATTTAAGCCCAGACCTAAATGGCGATGGAACAATCACGCCTAATGAATGGATTAAAGACTGCCCGTGCTTTGATGTGTGGACGTGGCTGGATTCCGAGCAGGTTATCAATCACGAACATTTGTTTAAATAAATCTCCCCTAACCTCTCTTTACAAAAGAGGGGAACGGTAAAACGGAGAAGAATTAAGCCCCCTCTTTAGAAAAGAGGGGCTGGGGAAGATTTGAAGAATACGGAGAACACAATGAAAAAATTAAGCAATAACGCCAAATACAACAAAGTACTAAACGGTGGTCGCACCGTTGCTCAATGGTTTTACTTACGCTGGAGTTACTAATGGCACTCAAAGAATTGATTACTAACAACGATGGTCGTCTTTCCACCACCGCCTTTATCCAATTTTTCGGGGCTTTATTGATGGCTGGCATTTTAGTTTATGCCGTCTGGCTTGACCGCGCTTATGTAGGTGAACTCTTTACCACCTTCGCCCTATTCTGTGGAGGTGGCGTGGCAACCAAAGGTTTCGCTAATGCGTTAAATAATCGGGGGCGTGAAGAATGATTTTTTATCTGATTTTAGGCTTTGCTGTAGTGGGTCTTGTAGGGGTAATGATGGCCACCTATAAAATCCGTAAAGCTCATCAAGAAATCAACCGCTTGTTTAAGCAAAACGAGCAACTGCAACAGGAAAAGACAGTGGCTCAAACCCAAGTGAAACATTTTGAAGTGAGAAAGAAAAATGAAGAAAACACTCGTGGCTCTCGCCGTGATGATGTCATTAACCGCTTGCAACAGTCGGGCGATCTCCGTGATTAACCCAAGCTGTTCGGGTTTTGGGGTAATTAAAGCCAGTCGCCAAGATACTACCGAAACCCTACGCCAAATAGCGGTGCATAACGCGACCTATCGGGAAATCTGCTCAAAGACTAAGGAAGGACAATGATTAGTGAATTTTGGGAATTTATCCGTGCCAATTTTGGCGTAGTTTCCACCCTGATTGCGATTTTTATCGGGGCGTTTTGGCTCAAACTCGACAGTAAATATGCCAAAAAGCATGATTTAAGCCAACTTGCCGACATTGCCAGAAGCCATGACAACCGCTTGGCAACGCTGGAAAGCAAGGTGGAAAATTTGCCGACCGCAGTCGATGTAGAACGCCTGAAAACCTTATTAACCGATGTGAAAGGCGACACCAAAGCCACTTCACGCCAAGTAGATGCAATGAGCCACCAAGTGGGCTTGTTATTAGAAGCAAAATTAAAGGAATGATGAAATGTCGTTAAAAGAATTGATTAAACAAGATCAGCGTTTAGTGATTTTACGTTCACTTGCTGATGCAGGCTATGATGCCAATGAGTCCATTTTGGACGATTGCCTTGCCCTTTATGGGCATAAAATCAGCCGTGATTTAGTCCGCACTCATCTCAATTGGCTCGAAGAGCAAGATTTAGTCCAAATCGAACGCCTACAAAACGGCTTTATGATTGCCAAAATTACCCAGCGCGGGCTTGATGTAGCAAATGGCGAAGCCGTGGTGGATGGGGTGAAAAAGCCTTTGCCGAAAATTTAAACCATATTTAAAGGAGGTTTAAATGAGTGAAAAAAACACACGAGGGCGTGCCAGCAAGGTCGATTTATTGCCACCCAATATTAAAACCCAACTGGCGATGATGTTGCGAGATAAGCAGTATTCACAGGCAGAAATTTTAGAAGAAATTAACGACTTAATCCGTGATTGTGGCTTACCTGAAAATATGCAACTCAGCAAAACCGGCTTAAACCGCTACGCCAGCCGAATGGAAAAAGTGGGGGCTAAAATTCGACAAGCCCGAGAAGTGGCAGAAGTATGGACACGCCAATTTGGCGAAATGCCGCAAACTGATATTGGCAAAACAGTCATAGAACTGGTCAAGCACCTTGCTTTTGAAATGTCGTCTCAATTTGCCGAAAACGGCATTGCTGAGCCGAAAGAGTTGGCAATGTTAGCCACCACCGTACAACGGCTAGAAGCAGCAGCCTCATTAAGTTATGAACGTGAACGCAAAATTCGCAAAGAGGTGTTAGAACAAGCGGCAAAAGCCGTGGAAGAAGCTGGCAAACAACAAGGCGTGAGCCTTGCTGATGTGCAACAAATGGTAAAAGCAGTCTATGGCATTGAATAATACCGTTCTTTATGACTATCAAAAGCGTTGGTTAAACGATAAAAGCCGATTCAAAGTGGCAATGTTTGCCCGTCAAACGGGTAAAACATTCACGACCACATTTGAAATTGTGCTGGATTGTTTAGAAGCGGAAGCTAAAGGTGAACGTACTCGCTGGGTGATTCTATCTCGTGGGGAACGCCAAGCCAAAGAAGCAATTAACGAAGGTGTAAAACGCCATCTTGAAGCCTTAAATGTAGCCTGTGAAGTGTTAGAAGTGCCATTTAGCCCAACGCTTAACGCCTTAGAAGTGATTTTCCCGAATGGCTCAAAAATTACCGCTTTACCAGCGAACCCTGACACCGCTCGCGGTTTCTCTGCGAATGTGTTTTTAGATGAATTTGCGTTCCACGCCGACAGCCGTGAAATCTGGAAAGCCTTGTTCCCCGTGATTTCCGCAGGCTGGAAGTTACGCGTGGTTTCAACCCCTAACGGCAAGGGTAACAAGTTTTATGAATTGATGACCGATTTGGATAACACCGAATGGTCACGCCACACCGTAGATATTTACCAAGCAGTGGCAGACGGCTTACCGCGTAATATCGAACAGCTACGCCGTGGCTTGAATGATGAAGATGCGTGGGCGCAAGAATTTGAACTCAAATGGCTTGATGAGGCAAGCAGCTGGCTTTCTTACGATTTAATTGATGCCGTTGAACACGAACAAGCAGGCAAGCCTGAGCTTTATCAAGGCGGTTCGTGCTTTGTGGGAATGGATATTGCGGCTCGTAACGACTTAACCGTGATTTGGGTGGTTGAATTGGTCGGCGATGTCTATTGGACGCGTGAAATCGTGGAACTCAAACGTGTGCCATTGCGTGAACAGCTTGCGGAACTCAACCGCATTATGAAGCAGTATCATGTAGTGGCAGGCAATCTAGACCAAACAGGAATGGGCGAAAAAATGGTAGAAGATGCTCAAGCTGAACACGGCAAACGTATTGCGGGTACGCTGTTTAATCTTTCCACCAAGCTCAAAATGGCAACTATTGGCAAAACTGCCTTTGAAGATCGCAAAATTCGCATACCGCAGGGCAACGCCAATTTGCGAGAAGATTTGCACAAACTCAAAAAAATCACAGGGGCAAACGGCACACCACGCTTTACCGCAGAATCTGACAGCAACGGGCACGCCGACCGCACTTGGGCGTGCTTTTTGGCATTAACCGCAGCAACGGATGCTGTGATGCAACCTGTCATGGCTCACAGCCGCCGACCACGTAAAAGCAAGAATTTAACCGCAGGATATTAACAATGATTGCATTTACCACACTCATTATTGCAGCAACAACACTCATTTTTTATGACAAACCATTCTGGTGGGTATTTGTACTACTTGCCCTTTTTGTGGATTACAAGAAATAAGGAAAGCTAATGACTCCGAAAAAACAAGATTTAATCCGCGTCATCGCCAGCCGTGCCAACGCCATTGACTATTGGTCGTTTATGCACTACCTGCCGAATCCTGATCCTGTGTTGAAGAAAATGGGTAAGGATATTTCTGCCTATCGTGAAATTCTTTCTGACAGTCACGTCGGGGGCTGTGTTCGCCGCAGAAAAGCCGCAATCAAAGGGCTGGAATGGCGAATTACACCGACAGGCAATGAAAAAACGGACGAGATTTTAACTGCACTTTTCGACCGCTTGCCGATGAGCCAAATCATCAGCGAACTGCTTGATGCCACGCTCTTTGGCTATCAAGCCTTAGAAGTACAATGGGAAAGCAACAACGGCTTATTGTTACCTGTGGCAATCACAGCCAAACCGCAAGAGTGGTTTGTGTTTGACGAAGAAAACCGGCTTAAACTTCGCACCAAAGAACATCGCGACGGCGAATTTATTCCGCCGTATCGAATGTTGCTCGCCACCCAAAATGCGACCTACATCAACCCGTATGGCTTAGGTGATTTATCCCTTTGCTTTTGGGCGGCGACCTTTAAGAAAGCAGGCTTTAAATACTGGTTGGAATTTACCGAAAAATATGGCTCCCCCTGGTTAGTTGGTAAACACCCTCGCCAAGCACAGGTCCACGAAATTGAAGACTTGCTTGATAGTATGGAAGCAATGCTTGGCACTGCTGTTGCCGCAATTCCTGATGATAGCTCTATAGGCTTAGTGGAAGGTGCTGATAAAAGTGGCTCATCAGAAGCCTTTGATAACTTTATCAAGTACTGCAAATCTGAAATTGCCATCGCATTACTCGGGCAAAACCAAACTACCGAAGCGGAAGCTAACCGTGCGTCTGCTACCGCAGGCTTAGAAGTCACCAAAGACATTCGTAATGATGACGCCAGCCTTGTGGAAGGTGTGTTCAATCAGTTGCTGGCGTGGATTTGTGAGCTGAATTTCAGCGTGGACACCTTGCCGACCTTTGAGCTGTTTGAGCAAGAAAGCATTGATAAGTTGCAAGCCGAACGCGACAAGCTACTCACGGAAATCGGCGTAGGCTTTACCGAGCAATATATCCTCCGTACTTATGGCTTTGAACAAGGCGATATTGTGATGGCAGAAATCAAGGTAGAAGCCCCAACCAAAGGCAAACAAGCAGTGGATTTTGCTGAACCTATCCCCCAAAGCGTGATTGAAACCATCGGCGAACAGTTGGAAGTAGAGGGCGAAGCCTACGTTGAACATTGGCTGCAAAGCATTCGCGACCAATTAGGGCAAGCCGAAAGCCTTGAGGATTTCCGCAATCAGCTGGATAGCCTTATTCCTGAATTAAGTTTTGCGGAATATGGCGAACTGCTGGCATGGGGTTCTACTGCTGCACAATTTGCAGGACGACAATCCGTAGAAAATGAGCGTAAATAATGGACAAATTCACTTTTGAACAACAGGTGCGGTACTTTGAGAAGAAACTCAACTTGCCCACCAGTAGCTATCTTGATGTGCTTGGCGAAGAACACGACTACTTTTTTATGGTCGCAGGAGCAAACCGCAATGAGGTGCTGCTTGCCTTTCGTGAAGCGGTAGATGATGCCATTGCCAACGGCGAAACGCTGGAGGGCTTTCGCAAGCGGTTTGATGAAATTGTGGCTCGCACAGGCTGGGATTACAAAGGTGGCAGAAACTGGCGAAGCCGTATTATTTACGATACCAACGTTTACGCTGCCTACAATCGCGGACGGTTGCAACAGCATTTAGATTTGGCTGATGTGATGCCTTATTGGGAATATCATCACCATGACAACGCTCACCCACGTCAAGAGCATATTGACCTAGACGGCACAATTTTGCCCGCAAGCGATCCATTTTGGCGTTACTACTACCCAATTAAAGCCTATGGTTGCCACTGCACCGTGACGGCTCATGATGAAGATGACCTCAAGGAAATGGGCAGAACCGTCAGCCCCTCGCCTGAAATTGAGTGGGAAGAAAAATTGGTCGGCACACGTTCAGGCAATCCCCGAGTGGTAAAAGTGCCAAAGGGTTACGATGTGGGGTTTCAGCCGCACAATTTTGAGCGTTTGACGGCAGGGCGAAATGCCGACGTAGATCAGCTACTTTTCAACAAAGTCGTTACCGCCGAACCGAAACTGGCCAGCCTTTTAATTGAAAACGTGTTACAAAATCCTCGTGCCATGTTGCTGTTAAATGGGGCAATGAAGTCAATGGTAGATACCGTTGCTACCGAAAAAATGGCTCGTGGGCAAATCAAAAACGTGGGCGTAATCCCTGCCAAAGTGATTGATAAATTAAACGCTCTTGAAAAAGCTCCGCAAAGTGCGGTGATTGCGGTGCGAGATGATGACGTGTTACACGCCTTGCGTGATACCAAGCAAGCCAAAGGCATTAACCTGCCGATTGAGTTTTGGGAGCAGTTGCCAGAGAAGTTGAGAAATCCTAAGGCGATTTTATTTCAACCTAAAGAAAGTTTTAATGATAAAAATGCTAAAGATACCTTGCTTTTTATCTATGACACAGATCACGGCAAAGTGGCAGTCAAAATGGATTATGAAGTTAAATTGAGAGATCAGCTTACTAGCAAAAAATTTAAAGCTAATTTAAATGTGGTTAAAACAGCAAGCGTGATTGATGAAGATTTAAAGAAATTACAACAGTTTGAAGTGTTATGGGGAGAGCTTTAAGGGAACGCTAAAATATCGGGTGGGACTCGAACCCACAAACATATCCAAACCAACTTACTTGAACCGTTCCCATAGTTCTTATAAGTCTTAAGGTTTGACCACTTAGCCACCTTGTTAAAGCCCCTACGATACCTTAGCTTCCGTAACTATACGCCCAACTTATTTTTTAATCAATAGGAGAAAATATGCAATTGCTTATTCAAATGAGCGAAGCCGCTTTAACCCTTCAAGAAAGAGAAAAGCAAGCCCCAAGTGAAACAATGCAAGTTATGTTTGAACGCACGCTTGCTTTGCATCGCTCAGAGCTTGATGATAGCGATTATTTTTATCTGTCGGTATTACTTGAGGTATTGAGCTCTGCTAAAAATCGCTCAACCGCAAATGAAAATGCCTTCTTGCGATTCGGTGCAGTAGCCCACGCTTGCAATGAATTAACATCAAGCACCTCCTGCTGACGCAGTTTTTCTTCTGCCCATTCAGCCAGAGCAAGCATTAACGATGAACGATAGCCTGATTCTTTTACACGCTCAAGCATCGCATCAATTTTTTCTTTATCCATATTCGTTTCCTTATAATGAAGCGTGGCAACATTACCACGCTTGCATTTTAGAGAGGAATAACACCATGATCAAAATCAGTCTTAACGACACGCAAGCGGTGGAAAAACTCCACCGTATTGCAAGCCAACTTAAACAGCCTCGTAAACTCTATGGTGTGCTGGGCGAAACCTTGAAAAAAATCCACGCGGAACGGTTTAAGCAGGAAGTTGATCCTGAAGGCAATAACTGGCAGTCGCTTTCGCCAAAAACCTTGGCACGCAAGCAGAAGAAAGGTAAGTCCACTAAGATTTTGCGACAGGACGGCTATTTGTCGGATAAAACCGCCTACAACTACAACGACAAAAATGTCGAGTTTGGTTCTGACGCTAAATATGCCCGCTTGCACCAATTCGGTGGCAAGGCGGGGCGTGGGGGGAAAGTCACCATTCCTAAACGTCCGTGGTTAGGCGTAAGCGAACAAGACGAGCAAAAACTCTTGCGAAAAGCCACCGCACTTTTGCAACGTCAAATTAACCAAAGTTAGTCACTTTGGCTGAAAATCAAAAATAACGCACAAAACGCCCTCTGTGGCGTTTTAAATCCCATTCGATAAATTATCGCCTAAATCACCTTACGCGTGTTTATAAACACCGATAAACACGCCAAAACGCCCCATTCACTCCCTTCTCACTTTCTCTTTCCCATTTTCATTCCTTAAACCAGTTTAAAAGTAACAAGCGGTCATTTTTTCTATGATGTTTACCAACACAAGGAGAACCGAATGACCCTGATTGAAATTTTTAAAGCAGGCAAACGCCAAGATGCACACGGCACAGTGGTGGAAATCACGCCTGCCGATTTGCAACAAGCGGTGGATGCCTACGATGTCGCCTATCACGAAGCCCCAGCCGTTATCGGACACCCAAAAATGGATGCCCCTGCCTATGCGTGGGTAAAAGGCTTGCAGTTAGACGGCGATGTGCTGAAAGCCGAGCTTGACCAAGTTCACCCTGAATTTGCCGAAATGGTCACAGAT